TCAGCACTAGAGTTAATATATATAGCTGTATCTCTAAACTGTATTTTTTCTGTTGTAGCAATTAATAAATCATCTGAAAATTCAAAATAATCTTCATCTTCTTTCCAAGTTAAAACACCATCGTTTGTTGTGGCGTTAAATGTAATAGTAATATCGTTATTAGTGTTAGTACCAAATACTAAAGAATTACTAAATAAATTAGAAATTGGACCACCATCACCAGTTGTAGAACCATCATGGGTATGTCCTGTGCTTACATTAAATGCGTTTACTAATTGGTTAAATTCATTATTAAATAGTGCAGCAGTAATTGTATCTCCATCACTGAATGAACTTTGTCTTACGTAAGTAGCCATTTATATATATCTCCTATTGTCTTCCTGATGGTCTATAATTTACATATAGTCCGTTAATTGAATATGGTGCTTTAGAATCGTTACTAAAGACTTTAAAAAAATTACTATGTCCACTACCTGTTAAAATTTGTCTTACTAAAGGCTGTTCCGTTGCTCCAAACTTTTGAGTTGCAAATAATGCTGTTCCAAAAATAGCCGGTTGTGGTATTTCACTTAGAACTATGTCAGCAGGTTGTGGGGTATCTAAACTGTCATAATCAAATCTAACTCTAAGTGAAGGTTGGCAGTCTCCTTCTGGAGTAAAAGCAATCTTAACGTAGTCTAAAGTTTTTAGAGTTCCTAAGTCACCATAATCGTAATCAGGTGATTGATATTCTGCTTCAATGTCTGTACCATTAAAACTATTACCTGTATTATGATTGTATATTTTACCGTCTCTGTCTCCGTGATATACTTTTTCTACTCCTGAACTAGTAAATCCTGATGTAATAGCCGGTGCTGATATTCCTAATGTTTCTGACCATTCAAATCCATTACCTCTTAATGTTCCTATAACACCTTTTGAAACAAACTGACTGTCTGTTACTCTACTATAAAACATTCTATATTGTGATTTATTTCTTAATACAACACTGCTAAATTGTAAACTATCAGCGTTAGTAGCAATATCATTTATTATTGGTTGTATAGCTTGACTAATAGTTCCTAACTCAACGTCACCAATTCTTGATGTACCAGCAACTGTTCTAAATCCATCTGGTGCTAAGAATATTAAGTCACCAGCAATCTCTTGAATTGTTTTACCATCTAAACAACCTACGTTTTTAGTAACAGGTACAACTGCTACAGAATTAGAATCATTTATATTTTGCAACTTAAATATTGAGTTTTGACAAAATATAAATAGTTCATTACGGAAACTTTTTAATCCTACTACTTTATCTTCTAAAGTAACACTACCTGCACCAGAACCACTAAAGCTATCTATGTCATTAGTACTACTATAATAAATTGTGTTAGGTGTGCTAGGGTCTCCAGCCACTACTAAATGCTGGTCATGTATTGTACAAAACTTAGCTTTAGTAGAACCACTGATAGTTATTTGACTTGCAAAAAAAGTTCTAGCAGTAATGTCTGTACTTGTTCCAGTCATTTTAAATAAGAAAGGTTTATTGTTACCACTCTTATCTGTTATAATTACTTCACCAAAATCAGAAGCACCTTCAAAAATAGCAAACTCACATTGGTCTAAGCTTGTTAAAGATAGTTCACTTCTACCTGTGAATGTAGAATAATTATCTCCACTACCTGAAACACTATCTTTATTTAATTGTAACCAAGCACTTTCTCCGTCTTTACTAAAAAATATATCGTTACCTGCTACGGCTATTACACCATCTGCATAAACTAATAAACCTTCTATATCTTCTGAAGAATTAGGTAATGTATCTCCAAACAAAGTAAAACCATTTATTCTTCTATAAGTACCTTCATCAGATACTTCAAAGTTTCTTAACTTAGTAGCAACTCCCGGTGTCTTTAACAAGGCTGAAGAGTTAGTAGATTTATTTAAGCCACCAACTAAAGCTACTGAAAATGGTTGTCCTGTTGCCATTTAGAAATAAGTCCTGTCGTCTGTCATATATTTTGGAGTAGGATTAATTAAATTAGATTTCATAATCCTCATATTTTTTTTGTATTCGTCAAGAGCAAAAGCTGCTTGTTGAATATTTTCTTTAAATTGATGCACGTAATATCTTGTCCGTGCTGTTATAACATTGCTATACTGTTCTGGTAAAACAATAGTATCGCCATGTGCTGATAAAGATGTAGGCTTTGTAAAAGCATAAAAATGTACGTTATATACTTTATCAGGTATTGGACTTAATCCGAATTTTCTATGGTCTGGACTTTTAATAACATATACAGGTTCTCCGTGAGAAGCGTCTGAACCTTCTGCATCATCAGAGTTTTCACCGTCTCTATAGTATCTTTTCCAATCTGCTAATGTTAAAAAGTTTAAACCTTTAGAAACAAAAGGAGTAGTTTCTCCACTTACATTTATTGTTGTTAAATAAAAATCATCCCAGTCTACTGAAGAATAATCAGTTGTTATACTAGAACTATCTGCTTTGAGAGTATACCATCTAGTTCCTGCTACTGAAGAAACAGTTACATTACCATAAAAAGGGTCTGTTCCTCCACTAGCTCCTGCTGAGAAAAAAGGTAGTTGTGGTTCTTCATTAGCTATGTCAAATATAGATTTATTAATTGCATCTTTTATAAATGCTTGTATGCCTGTAGCACTATCAAAATTTACAGAAGTTAAAACAACTTCATTGAGTTCTCTTAACACTTCATTTGTTAAACCTAAATATGTTGTAGCCATTACTTTTTACCTTTAGCTTTTAATTTTGCTTTTTTACTTAAATCTTTAAAATGAACAAGTTTAACGCTTGTTTTAGTATGAGATTTATTTGTATGTAAACTACCATTAGGCATTTTATGAGTATTGCCTTTCCATTCAGTTCCATCTTTTTTGTAATGTGGTACGCCTTTCATAATTAATTAGGCATAGCTTTAGGCATATCACCAGATTTATATTCAGGTTGAGCTTTACCACCTTTGTTATACATCATACGACCGCCTTTCATCATTTTCTTTTTAGCCATACCACCGTATGTCATTTTCATTTTCTTTTTCTTATCTTCGCCATACATCATATTATTCTCCTTTTTTTAAAATAGGTGGAGGAATAATTAAACCCCTCCGTTTTGGTATCAGTTAATACCGTAGACTTAATTACTAACCAGCTTGTGTGGTTGTGATTCCGTCTTGAACTTTACACTGTCCGTTAAGATACCAGTTAGTGCCATCAGACCATACATGGACAAAATCTCCATGAACAGCTTTGTTAGCAACAAATGAAATAGTATCTGCGTCTGTAACCGTAGCTACTGAACCTGCTGCATCTTCCGGAGAAGATACGTTACCTACAATAATATTAGCACTAGATGCTGTTACTACTGTGTGTGTTCCTGTAGGTTCTGTTGCTCCAACATAAAACCAATACTCTAATCCTGCTGCTGGAGTAGGAAGAGTTTGTATTTTAGCTGCTGCTACGTTTAAAACATAACGAGTGCCTGATTCTGCTGCTGTAATTGTATTAGCTGCAGTTATCGCTTCTGTATCTGAAGGTTTCTGAACTTTAGTAGCTAACTCACGAACATCATTTGTTCTTGCTGAGTTACGTCCAGTATCTCTTATATTTACAATTGCCATTTTATTTACCTCTCGTAAAATTTATGTTTAAAAAGTGAAGGAGTCCGAAGACTCCCTCGCACTTACTATTTAGTCAATACCGTAGAATGCACTTACTAAAGCTTCATCTCTAAGTACTTTCGCACCATAGACATGTAAGCCTCTAACTATGTCACCAAACGATGTTGGGTCTCTCAATACTTCTGTTGAAAGAATAGTGTTAGCAGTTGCAGTTGAAGACATGTGACCAGCCAAAACTTTACCAGCAGCATTAGATGGTGCAGCAATGTTATTTGACTTATACATGTTAAATCCACGTAATTTTCCACTTGATACTAGTCCGTTTCTAATAGAACCTTGTCCACCGTTATAGTCGACAGATAGTAATTTAGAACTAGATTGTCCTAGAACTTCATAGAAATCAGGACCTGCAACAAACCATCTACCTTCTTCAGGTACATTTTGTTCGTCTAATAGTCTTGCCATTCTACCCATGATATCTATTGGGTCATGTTCGTTAGAATCAAAACCGATATCTAAGTTACCTGTTCCATCAAAAGTTCCTGCTGCTAAATCAGTAGCATTGTCAGAACCTAAAATGTGATTAGGTGATGAAGCTGAACAACCAGCAAACATAACTGCTAATACAGCAGCGTCATATGAATCTTTCAATGCATAAGCAGCTGATGAAGAAGCAACCTCTTTGAAGTTGACATGTGACATATTAGTTTCAATATCATCTACGATGAATTTGAAAGCTTTAGCACTATCAACAACCAAAGTAATTTCTTGGTCTGTTAGTCTAGTTTCAGTTGTGTCGCTATTTCTTGTGTAATCTGACACTGAAATAACTGGTTCTTTGATAATCTTTACTGAGTCTCCGAAAGAGGATATCTCACCGGCATAGTCGGTGTTTGTGATAGCTTCTACTACTGAGGCTTTTCTAAAGAAGTTTAAAACCTTTTTAGAGTAAACCGAAGGTAGGAAGAAACTATT